TTTTAAGAGTTGGATCACTCTCGAGTAAATCCATTATAAAAATAAGAGCATCTCCTTTGTTTTCTACAGTAGGATTTCTGAGTATAATTACATCGAATAGATTGTTAAAGTCACCAGTAAATTCTATTGATGTTTCTTCAACACCCTGATCATTTATCCGTGTTACATTTCCTTTTCTTGTAAATGCTTCAAGTATATCAGCTACATTATCCTTATTTCTATTCTTTTGAACAATTTGAGGACGAAGACTTTTCCACGAATCTAATTGATTTTTGTTTTCTTTTAGAAGAGATGGTAGTAACTGTCTATTAATATAACTCTGAACTTGACGAGAGTTAATATCAAAACCAGCTATAGTAAGTTCATAGTATACATCAGTAAGAATATCTCTAATAGCATTATCACCAATTAGCTCGGCATCTGCTAAAGTACTCGCATTTATTAAGTAGTTTTTTTCAGCTAAAGAAGTATATGTAGAAACAGCAACACCATCAAACTTTTCTGCTGCTGTCTTAAATCTAATTTCTTCTCCTGTAGGCAGAACGTTTTGATTTAATAAATCTAAAGCTATTCTTTTTTCTGTTGGATTACCGTCACGAACTAATGTTTCTAACTGATTTATTCTTTCTGCTTTTTCTAGTTTTGATATATCAGTTAATTTAGTACTTAATCTTGATAACTCTTCGTTATTAATATTTTTTATTCTTTTAAGTGTTTTTCTAGACTCCTTGTCAGCATTACGCTTTGTAACAAAATCAGCAGCACTAGCGGAAAACTTTTCTAGACCAGTGATATTATCCCAAAGATTATTATGTCTTAAAGTTTCTATTTCAGTAACTGAATTAAAAAACTCCTCAAGGTCTCGTTTATGCTCTTCGTTGCGTTCTTCTACACTCTGTGTAAGGTCAGGTGTAGAATCAGCGTAGTTACTAACCGGTAACTTAGGAATTTGATCCCGTGGTGTACCGATTATATTTCCAAATGATGATGTCATACTTTCTCCATGTCAACGTCAATTTGACTATAATCTACAGTTAAGTAGTTGTCTCTTATACCTACAGCCATTGGGTTCTTTTTAACAACATCTTGAGCCATAACTCCACGATATCGTGTACTGTCACCTTTATAGCTAAACTCATATATCTTATAGCCTTGAGGTGATATACCAACTTCTTCGATGTTTTCTTTTAATTTAACATCACTCCAGAAATCTTTAAATATTGATCCTAGTCCCCCTTGTGCCCCGATAGTAGCCATACTTGATGCTACACCTAGGAGTGATGTACCAATCTGTAACGCACCACCTAATCTGTTGGTAGGAGGCATCATGACAGGTGCACCATACTGTGGAACTAATCCTAGTGCTTCTCTTGCTTCAGCATTAGCCATTGTAAACTTACGTCTAGCTCCTTCTTGTACATATCCCATATTTCTTCCAAGTAGTGTATCTATAACACTTTCAACTTCATTTGTTTTCTGTAATAAGGTAAGGTATGTATTACGTCCAAACTTTGTAGAACGTCCTCCTTCATTTACTTTTTGAGACGCTAGAAAAGCTTTTGTAGCATCTTCTATGGCAGCTCTACCTTTACCTATTGTTGATACTACTTGAGCGTAGGCGTCACTCATGTCTTTAGTGTAACCTACAACATTGGCACTCTGTGCTATTGCTAAGGTATTTTCCTTACCATGAAACTCTGCTCTAGCAGCACCAAACGCAGCATCTTTTTTCTGTTTTTCTTGTCTTGCGGCTTCTCTTGCACCCGCATTAAGATCCATGCACACGGCAAAACTCTATAAATTGTACATTATTCGGCCCATGTTCTAACTTACGTAAAAACTTAAAGCCTAGAAACCTTAGCAATTTTAAATGCACAGTGTTTCTCATATCAACTATATTCCAAAGGAGAGGCTCAGTACGGCTATCGACATACCGTTTGGCTTCTCTTGCGAATGTAATTGGGTATCGGTGAATATCAGGAGTGCAAAGCATCCATATATTACCATCTTCTCCTACTCCGGCCATGCCAGCAGTCTTGCCGTCAGGCACTGTGAAATACACGTAGGATGGGTTTGAAGACATCAGAGAAGGAAGAAGCATAGGATCTATCCCATGTCCCTCTTCGACCTCTCTGCGGTCATCTGGACGGAGATTAGAGGCTACCTCTGTAGCAGCCTCAAGTGTAATTGGGTGTATGTATTTAGCCACGTTTATAATATTTGGGTGAATAATCACCTTCCCAAGACAACGCACGTAATGTCGCTGGAGCGGGATGTGATGATTTTAACGTAACATCTACGTTTGTGTTTTTTTCATATACAGGTATTGTCTTAATAAACTCTTCTAGATATGGTGCATCAGAAGCATCATACTCATCAAGTTCAGTTGACTCGTATACTTCAGTATAATCATTTTTACCTATACGTTCGAGTGTAGTTTCGTACAGCCCTATTTTACCGAAGTGTAATTTTATTCTGTGTAAAATTAATGAAGCATTAATATCTGATTTTACACGATTACCTTCTTGTGTAGTATAATAGAATGTAGGAAACTTAACTTGGTATGGATAAATATATCCTATAGTTAGTGTAGCACTTGACCAGTCTCCGGGTAATGTAAAGCTAGTTGTGCTTGTACTCGTAGGCTTTGCATATCTTCCAAGTCTTGCAGCGTTAGTATTTGTATCAATAACCACTAAGTCATGATTAGGTGTTGTCACACTTGGCAACCAACTGACACTACTAAAAGTTGTAAGGTTTGTAGATGCACTGTAACTTCCGCCACTTATGGTAGTATAATTATCTACGTGTAATAGAAAATCAACTTCATCTTGAGTTATACTAGGATCTGATGTAGTTTGTACAATTTTAATACACTGTAAAAAATTATCAGTGTCTAGGAAAAAGTATTCATCATTAACAATAAAATGATATAGTAATGGATTATTAAATTTCCACTTAAACCATGCAGCTTGCTGTCGTTGTTCAGACACTTGGAAATACTTATAACCAAAGACTGTATCAGAGTTTGTCTTACCCATCAGTACTATAGAATTTTCTCTTGAGTTAGTCAATAAGTCAATATCTTTAGGTAATAATGTAGGAACAACTTTACTTACTTCAACAACACTAGGTTCACCTTCTCTTTGAGTATTAGCCATTTCCATGAATCGACTAAACTTACCGGAGTTGTCAACGTAGGCTATTGTCGTACCTAGAGATATCGGGGGTATAGTTTCGTTATAGTTATATGTAGATATGCTACGTAATTTAGCTGTATCTGGATTAAGTACTGTATCGTCAGATGCTAGTAAAAATTGTTGGTTAGTACTAAATACGACTAGACCTGTATTAATCTCTATACCATCAAATAATTCAGATGGAAATATAGAAGCAGCGGATATATCTATAGGATCAGCCGCACCAACAGTAAGAGCTGACTCTGCAAAGAAATCAGGTGTACCAAATGTACCCGGTCTAGATGTTATTACATTTTCTCCTGATAATAGAGCTAATCTATTACGGAAAAATAATACTTTATTTATACGACCACCTACAAACGAGGGTAAGGGGTTAGTTAAATCATCTCCTACTCGTCTATCTTCATATGTAAACTGCTTAACAGTAAATGTGGTTGTAGCTGTACGTTGTATAACCAGTGGCATATTAGTCAACGACTTAGCTATACCCGGTTTCGCACATTCTGACCATGAACCAGTACCGTCTCTATTGTTTTCTCCATCAAATCTTAGATAGTAGTCATCTTCTTCTGCCATTCTAGCATTAGCTATCTTGACTATATATCCATGTTTGCATTGACTTGGTAAATTTTGTACATCGTTTACAGACGCTTGAAAGCATCGCATTAAATCTTCTTCAACGACCTCTACACTAAATGGATTACTGCTAGACAAATATATACCCGGTCCTATAACTTTACCAGTCACACCACTAGGTAATTCAGCAATAATACCACCGAGAATCGTGTCAGTAGTTACAGCTGTATCAGCATCAAAAGGAGTAGGAGCTGGTCGTATTAAACCATCACCATTAGAAGATACAGTAGCGTTAACTTCAGTACTTTCTATTTCTGTTACAGTTACTTCTACATAGGCTTGTCCATCAGAACTACTTGCGGTAGACGCATGCTCTGGATTTACTCGTACAACATCACCAACTTCCCAACCTTCACCACCATGTAGTAAAGTACATTCTATATTATAACTACATCTGTAGTTCTGTCCACCGGGTCCGTTTTGACTAGCACTATAGTTAGGACTAACACCTTGCTGACCTAGAGCGTTAATTCTAAATGTAAGATTATCTCTACCTGTGGTCAAGGTTGTACCACTACTATTTTTGACATGCACCACATTAGTTGTAGTACCGTAGGTATTAGCAGCTGTGACAGCATATACCTCTGTACCTATACCGGGGCAATGACCTGAGCCATCTGACTCATCAAAAGTGTGTGAAGTAACTTTTATTTTAGTAGCTCGTTTTACTGTTGTAACAGCTGTGCCGTTATTTATATTGACACCATACTGCCTACCGTTTTCAGTACGTAGTAATTCTATAAACCCGAAATGAGCATCTGGTGTAGCATCTGTAGTTCCCGTTGTCCCAATGAGAGTATTAGCATTAGTAGTATCACGACTGGTAACAAAAGTTGTGTCATTGATTGTAAGTGTTTGTATATTTTCTGGTGTGCTTGTAGCTAAATAGTTCTGGATAGCTGTTTGTCCACCTGTTCCGTAGGCTGTAGTCATCTGTTGTCCATCACTACAACGCCATACACGCACCTGACCATCAGCTGCTATCTGTCCTATATATGATCCTTCCGTCTCATCACGAAAGTAATGAAACCACGAACCACCACTCTGTACATTAGCTAGGGGAGTTGTGCCTACTCTTTTAGCACCCGGTCTTTTAAATAGACCTTTTGTTATGTCTGGTATTGCGTTTGTTACCTCTGTTACCTGACCGGGAAATTTAAGCTGGTCAGGCTGTTCTGACATTCCTAGTGAGTATTGAGGGATAGTTTGTGTTATGCTTGCCATTATCGTCTAAGGTTTCTCCAAGGTTGATAGGTTTGGTATGCAGAATTATCTTCAAATCCAAACATACTATGGTCTCCCTGATTACATTCATACTCCATAAGAGCAGCTCTTGATAAAGCTTCTTGCTGAGCTAGTAATTTAACAAGGTTAGGGTTAGATACTAATTTTGTAGCAGCAACTCTCGATGCTCTATAAACAATGTATCGTCTAAATATAATAGGTAGATCTTCAAAGTTATATAATCTAACAACATCAAGATCAACACTATCTATGTCTTCAAACTGATCTGTATGCTCTATCTTGTCATACAAGAAACCATTACGACGTACAAAGTCATAAGGTCTGCGAGCCTGATTATCATGTAGGTCTATAGATAATATATCATTACCTATTGCTATTTTATGAGTCACAGAATCAGGTGTATACTTTATATGTTTCTCTGTGTTAAAATGCCACCCCTCTGCTTGCGTGTCTACGTTAGCATCACGGAGTAGGTTATATATTAATGATACCTCTGGGTTATCAAAGTTAAGAGTGGTTAAAGGTGATTGACCTATAGCCCCCAGTATATTGTTTACTGCGGATAGTTCTGTATCGAGGTCAATAGTTGTGGTTGCCATAAGAAAAAAGGGGAGCCGAAGCTCCCGTATAAAAAATAAAAATTAACCAAATGCTGTTGGTGCAGTTCCTGTACCAGCGTACAATTCTACAGCAGCAGCAGGGTTTAAGAAGTCTGCTCCCATAGCAAGTCTTCCGAGGATTACATCACCTTGGTAAACCACTGAGATGTCTCCACTTGTTACTTGAACTTGTGGGCCGATTGCTTCTACAACACCGGCAGCTTCTTTCTGGAAGATAAGTCCACATGAGTTGTTGAACTTAGCTTCTTGTCCGTAGTCGTTTACGGTAACGTTATGATCGTCACCCATTGCTTCGCCTACGAATGAGCCTGTGTTTCCGGGATCTGTTACACCGGGACTTGTTGCAGATGCAGCACCGTACTTAGTACCAAACTTGCCAAAGAATGGAATGTTCATTGACTTGAAGATCTTAATTCCAGCGATTTCAACGATGCCATTACCTGTCTGTAATGCGTCACCTGTCTCGTCTCTGTTGATAAGACCGTTAGAACCTGTCTCTTGGATAAGTTCGTAGTACTGTCTTGGGTTAAGTACACCTACTCTACCTTCACTAGAAACTCCTTTCTCATCTAGTGCAGCAGCTGCATCGTAGAAAGCGTTAACTAGGGAAGCAGCAACGTAAGCGTCAGCACCAGAGTTGTTTGTTCCTACTCTGATCTGTGTTCCACCGGGCTCTACAAAGTTAGCCTTTGTGATTGGGCTAGCCTTTCTAGCTGCCTTAGTAATAGCTCTGAAGATCTTTCTGTCGTACTTCTCAGCAAGAGCGTATCCGATCTTCTTGGATATTTCACCACGTAGGTCGTAGTGTGCTAGTGTCTCGTCTAGCTCATAGACAAATGCGGAACTGATTAATAGGTCATCGCATGTAATTGTCTTTTCAGCTACTGGAGGTGCTCCATCGGAGTTACCTAGTATGCTGTTGCCGGGTGTATGATACTCGGCTGTTGTTCTACCGGTGTAGATGAACTGTAAACTCTTACCGTTTTGTAAGGTTCTCTTCATTACAAGGTCTCTAGCGATTGTGTTACGCTGGAAGCCTTTGAACATCTCACCGCTGAACAACTTTAAAAATAGTGCCCTGCGTTGCGTAGTATTAGCAGCAGCACCATTATCAGCACCGGGGCTAGTTAAAGCCGTGGTTAATGTGCTATTCTGTTGTGCCATCGTTATGGATTGTTAAGGATTGATATTGCTTTGTACAAATTTTTCTCGAGATTTTTTTGTGGTCTATCCCACCGTCTAGACGGCATGAGGTATCCTCCGTAGAGGGCAAATGCCAATGGCAGAGGAGTCCGACTCTGAGGTGCTCCTCTGCTTAGATCAGTAAGAAGGTGTCTCTAGTTGAGCTTCATCTTCTTTCTTCTCTTCAGTTTTGTTTTC